TATCTTGTGCAACCTTCATTTTATCAGTGAACTTGTCGGGGTCTAAATTACCGTTTAAAGAAGTGAATTTAGCAATGTCGGTTGTGGTGACGAATAACGCAGTAGCCATTAGTTGAATCTTTTATTAGTTGGTAGAAACCCGTTGTAAGGCATATCTGTAGGTTTTTGATAAACCTTAGCAGGATTAGTTGGTAAAATCTCACCTTCTTTTCTAGCTTCTGCAGGTGTAACTTGTTTTTTATTAGGTGACATTATGTCCGTTCCTTTTCTTCTATAAGTTTCACGAGTCCAAAAATGATGACAATCACCCCCACCTTTATACAAAAATACATCGTAAGTATCTGCTCCTTCAGGCCCCCAACCTTCGTTAACTACTTGTGAAGACATAGCTACAATATCTTCTTTTCTATAAAGTTTATTAGCGTTAACCATCTTTTTACAGAAATCTCTTGAATCTTGAGATAAACCACCTGAATAACGGTATCTAGTTTTGAATAATTCGGTATCTTGTTCACTATTTCTAGTTGTATTAGCCACCCCCGTAGATGTCTTTAAAAAGTTAACTACTCTAGATAGTATTGTTTCTTCTTTTGGTGCGTTTAAAAGGTTTAATTGTGCGTCTAATTCATCTTCTGTGTCGTAATCTACCCTTTGAGAATCTACTAATTCATAATTTTCTAACTCATCTTCTGCTGAAAGTGTAGTTTGTGGTGCCAAATCACTACCTCCTTGCTCAGGTGCTAACCCAACTAATGCACGAATCTCATTAGGTGTCATAGATTCAAGTACTTTATTTGCTACTAATGGCGAAAGTGAGTTAATACCATTGATAACTTGACTAGCAGAAGTATCTACAGCAACATTATCTTCAAGCATATTCTTTCTTTCAAAGTATAAATCTAAAGAAATACCGTTTACTGCTAGTATTTGGTCTAAAGCATCTATAGTTAATTCTTGAAAATGGCTTATAATAGCGTTAGCAAAGTATAAACTAGCTGTTTCAATCTCGTTTCCGTTATCTGAAAAGCCTTGACCATCCTTAGAAATACCTACAAGCATGGAACTTATGACGTTATGACCTGCTAATATCTTACCTTCAGCTTCAGAACTTAAGTATTCGTAGTGACTTGGTGCATCATTTAAAGGTATATCGTCAACTGTAGTCTTTTGAGTCTCGTTATTATTGAATGAAACGATTACTTTCTGACCTCTTGAACCCGTTAATTTGTTTAGTACCTTGCTAGATTGAAGTTGCTGTTGTTCAGGTGTTGGAACTCCGTTATTAAAGTTTACTACTTTAGTTCCTGAAAATCCGTTTTCAACTTCATTAATTAAGTATTCAGCAATTCTTTCTTCAAGCACACAATAGTCTAAAGCACCTTCGTAATCAACAGCACTAAAATACTTTCTACCTACTGAATAGTTGCCAAATACTAATAATTCAATATCTTCTGTTGTAGTTCCTAAACAAGGAATAAATACGGGGACAAACTTCTTTACATCCTCCCAGTTATCAGAATACCAATAACCCTCTATAATTCCATCTTTATTACATTTAGCAGGTCTTAATAGATTCATTGGTAAATGCTCAACTTTAGATATTAAACCTTTTGATTTAATACATTGAAAAGCACCTGAGCCCATTAGTTTCAAATCTAATATTACAGAACGTAAACAAGTCTTACCGAATAGCATCTTCATTTGTGCGTATTCGTTTGGCTTTCTATTAGCGTCTTTAGCGTTTAACCCTTTACCATATATCAACTTTGACATGTTGTTGATAACGGCATTATTCGTTGGTGAGTTACGATAACGGTCAATTAACCAACTATAATAATTATTCGATTCACCGTATTCAACCCAAGCATTGCGTGAATCTTCTATAATTGAAGGTTGTGTGTAACTAGATAATTCTAGTACAAAACTATTTGATGTTTCATTCATAAACTACATAGTCGTTATTTGAAGAACTTTGTACGTATTCTCCGTTATTAATTGAATAAGATTGTATGCTTTGATTTGTAACGAATACTTTATCTGTATAAATTACAGTTGTACCGTTAAGGATATTTAGTGTATAAAAGTGATTATCTTTTAAAGCAATGATTTTAGAAATAGATAAATAGTATCTATCTGTAGTTGGTGTTATAGAATAAGTAAGCACTTCTCCCGTTTCTTCATGCGTGAAAGTCATCGAAGTTGCTGTATAGCTTCTGGGAATAACTTTGAATGTTTGACTAGAACTTTGCTCTTTTAAAATAATCATATACTATATAACAATTGTAATGCTGTTTTGTTTTTATTTAATATATTTGCTTAAAATAAAAAGCGGTTATGTGGGTAGTTAAGGAATGTACTAAGTGCAAAGAGTATAAGTTGCTTGAAGATTTTTATAAGCATAAGAGCGCATCTTATGGAGTTTGTAGTCAATGCAAGAAGTGTCGGAATATATTAAACAAGTCGAACATTGATAAATATAGAAAAAGCGATAAATTCAAGGAGTGGAACAAGTCTTACTATTCTAACAAATACAATAATGACTATTACTTTAAACTTCAGCATAGCTTTAGAAGAAATTTAAGGCACTCATTCACCAATAATGGTTATAAAAAGAATAGCAAAACACAAGAAATACTTGGGTGTGACTTTGAAACATTTAAGTTACATTTAGAGAAACAATTTACTAAAGGAATGAGTTGGAGTAATCAAGGTGAATGGCATTTTGACCATATTTACCCCGTAAGTTTAGCAAGAGATGAAGCACATTTAATTAAGTTAAATCACTATACAAACTTTCAACCATTGTGGGCAATTGATAACTTATCTAAAGGTAATAAAATAATAGAGAAACAATTGTTTTTATTATAAGCCAAAAAACCCCCACTAATATAGCGAGGGTTTCTGTTTCTAGAAAATAATTATTATACTCCTGCAGTGATTGTATAACCAGAAGTAGCAAGTAACGCTTCAGTAGTTGCCTCGAAGAAGTTAGCAGGTACTTTTTCCATTCCCGTTAATTCTAAAGTGTAACCACTCAAATCACCCATTGCACCACCCGTTACAATAGTTCCACCCGTTACATCCATACCAAAGTCTTTTCCTGCCAAGAAGAAATTACCGTTGTTATCTTTAACGATTACACTTGGATTACCGTAAATAAGTAATTTAAGTTGTTTATGATCAGATACAGAAAGTTTCTTTAATGTAATAGATAATTTTTGGTCAAAGAAAGTAGTACCGTTATCTCTTGAAGAGTTTACAGTTTGAACGAAAGTATTACTCGCTCCTTTCAAATCATATTTAAATGCAGTTGGTGTACCTGTTACGGTTTCAATCGCATCTGTGTTTACAGCATCATAAGTGTATCCAGTTGTATCTCCTTCGTTAACGAAGTAAATTGCATCTAATCCACCGATGCTATCTTTACAAGGCTCTATTCGCCCTAATGTTATTTCACAAGCCATTTTTTTTATGTATTAAAAAAGGGACGATGTATCTCTCACCATCCCTTTCTAGTTAGTAATTAATTATTAATTAGCTGCGTTAGTGATTCCGTAAGTTACGATATCTGAAACGTTTGCATATTGAATACCCATAGCCATACGCATAACAACACGAACATTTTGTGAGCCATCAAAATCACTTAAATCCAAAACTTTCACTTCATTTGTATCACTTAAAAGTGAACATCCGAAATACAAGTTTTCAGGATATGTACAAATAGCAACTGTAGAAGTCATTCCTGATGCCATGAAGATTGGAATACCATCGAAAGATAAATCTCCGTTTGTGTACCATTGTGTACCTTGTGCGTTAACACCGTTACCACCTAATCCACTTGTTCCGAATCCACCTAATGCACGAATGTAAGCCTTAACGATTGCACGAGAAGCATAAATTCTTAATCCTTCTTGACCGTAAAGAGCAGCAGGAATAGCATCTACAATTTTACCTAATTCAACAATGATAGTTGAAGCAGATACAGCAGCACCAGCAACTTCATTAGCAGCAGGTAAAGCAGCATCAGCAGCTAAAAGAACTTCGAAACCATCGAAAGAACCTGAAGTAGCAGTAGCACCTGACCAAATGTTAGTCTCAACTGTAGCAGCAACCTTAGCAGCAACCAAAGCAATAAGGTAATCAGCGAAAGATTTAGGCATTACATCATGAGAAGAGAAGCCTTGCTCCATTCCTAACCATGTATTGTGGTAATCTTTCTTACACAATTGTAAGTTAACTTGAAAATCTTCTACTGTAAGAACTCTTTCAGTTAAAGTAACTGTAGAAGTTGCAGTAAAATCACAAGAAGCATCTTTAAGAACACCATCTAATCCAATTTTTTGGATAACTTGCTTGTATTTAATATTAGGAAGAATAGTAATTCCTCCGTTTTCTAAACTGTTTGCAGAAAGCAAAGCAGCAGAAACGTACTTAGCAGCGAATTCACCTGCATAAGAACAACTAGTAATTGTTGTTGTTGTAGCCATTTTTTATTATTTATTTAATTTATTTAATACTCTATCTAAAGTTGTTTGATTTGCACTTTTCGCATATCTAAATACTTCAGGTGCTTTAGAATTTTCAGGATTGTATCTGATAGGCTCAACTTCTGTTGCTTCAGCCAATTCAACTACTTCTTTTTTAGATTCTAACTGTGCTTTCAATTC